GCTGCTGAATCACTAGGCCCGACTGCCGTATTTGTATCGCTCAAAAGTTCCTCGCTCGATTAATTCGGGATTCTATCTCTTTGATTAAAGAGCATCTCCCTTCCAAAAAATAGCCGTATGAAGGATCACTTCCCGGCCCCCAGCATGGTTGCTCAATAGTTATATCTCTTAACCACTTGAGCATCTTCTGCCCTTCTTCTGTGCCAAACACACGTAAGCACAACTTGTCTGTATCACTAGATTCTCTTGGCTCAAGCGACTGCTGCATCGCCTCCAAGTCGTCCCATCCACTCATAAGGCTCTCCTTCGATTATTTCTGTATTTGTTAAATCTTCTTCTGCTTCTTCTGTCGCATGAATACAATACCAAATGCAGTCAGTCTCACTAATAATTACATGACTGCAACCAGCTTTAATTTCAATACATGCCGGGGCTTCATATCGTGTCTGTTCGCCATCAACATCGACATATACTATGCCTTTAGCAAGTATTGATAAGTGAGAATAATTGTGAATGTGCTTTGCTACTGCATACCCTTTAGGTACGAAGTGTTCCTTCGCATATAGTCCAGCAGCAAAATGATGGTTAATATCAAGCTGCAAGTGGCGCTCCTTGCTGTTGTTGTGCCATAGCCATAGTTACATTCTGTTCTGTTTGCATATTCTGAGCTTGCTGTAGCATGTATGAACGCTCAGCAGCAGAGTTACGAATAGCAGACGGTATACCTAGCTTGTCACCAATGTAATCAATCAAGTCTCCTGTCTTAACAGCAACCTGACCTTCTTGTCCTAACGAATTTGCTATCTGCATAAACTGCATGATGTTGTTAATTTCTTCCATGTTCTGCGCCATTGCCAGCGGAGCAACAGGAGACACCTTAACCTCAAGGCCATTAACACGCAGCGGCATATTGATTAGACCGCGCTCATCCATTACCTGCAGAATACGAGATACCATCGGTATCATCGTCTCGTTAATCAATCGACCAAACGCAGAGCCTAAGTTCTGAGCTAACTCTTTCATACGCTCAACCACCTCAGTAGCAGAACGTGCAGACATATTGTCTGGTGGTAGCGACTCATCAAGCAATGTGCGCTTAATGTTTTGACGTAAATCGTTAATAACAATCTGACTTACGTTAAAGTCACCAGCGCGAGCAAGTGGTCGCAGTGATTCACCTTGCGGCCCACCATTTCTAGCAACAGGAATGATCGCGCCCGGCAGAATCTTAACTGTCTGTGGGTTCAATACACCATCATCTGCTGCGGTATAGACACCAGCAACAGCTAATGAAGCATTCTTTAACAGCAACTCAAGTGTTTTGTTGAGTGTTTTAATATCTGGCAGTGCAGTAAGCAATGGTCCACGACCATATATCTCACCAGCTACTTTGGCATAGCGACTAATTACCCAAGGAGACGATGCCATACGACGATAAACTATTTCTTCTTTACCGCCGGTCACACAAATAACGTGATAACACCAGTCGCCACGCTCATAATCTAAGATGGTTGCTTCCATTAAGTCCATCTCATCGGTGGGTTTAGTTGCTATTAAGTTCTTTAGACTGTCAGAAAACTCTGCGTCTTTCCATTGCTGACCAATAGCTTCTGCTTTCATACGCATACGACGGTACACTTTATCTACTTGACCGTTTGCACCCTCTTCAAACGATACAAGGAACATTGGCACAGGAATAAAGTTAATAGGTGACACATCATCACCGGGTTGTACCATCATGCAGGCAGTACCAACTGCCATATCCATTAAGAATTCACCGATAGCAATGTCAAAATTCGATTGCTTAATGACGGTAAACATCTTTTCCATGTACACATCCAATACAGCCTGCGCTTGTTGACGCTGTTCTACTGGAATATCTGAGCCGGGTTCTAGTCTGCACCACTTGCGCTGAGGTGGGAAGATGCCAGACTGGAGTCGATTAGCAAAACGCTGAGTTGAGTTGATAGCTGTCGAGTCAAATACTCGCGCCATCTTCTTTGCGCCTTGAGAATTACCGTCGTAGTAACCGTATAACTGACGTTGAGGCAAAGCAAACTCATAAGCATCTCGATACAAAGACTCGAACAAGTCTTTATTACGCTGAGCTTTTTCTGCGCGACGCAAGATTTCATCCAAGGCCATCTTCTTGCCCTGTGGTCCTTTGCGCTTCTGGCCCTTCATGTACGATATTTCAGCCATTGTCTTTCTCCAACTTATATTTATCCAGCATGTTTCTACCTTTAGCTGCTAGTCTACGTGCTGAACCAGCAGTCCTTGGCACAGGCTCACCCCATGCGTTTGCAGCTAATGCTAATCGTGTTGGTTTGCCTTCATCGTCAACTAATGGGCCACTTGGATTAGTATAAAATCTCGTTAAAAAAGAACCTTTGCGTCTAGCGCTTTCACCTGTTGGGTTTGATTCTTTAACTCCCGGTTGCAAATTCTTACTCTCACCGGACGATTCAAACTTTCTACGTCCGGCTTCGGTAAGACCGCCTTCTGGGTCCTTGTACTTACTCATTTTTTAGCTCTAGCTGCTGCCATGTTATCGATCAAATTAGGGTATGGTCGCCCAGCTTTTTGCGCTCTACGCATAGCCATACGCTTTTGTGATTCGCTTAACTCTTTTGGTTTGCCTAGTTCTTTAGGACGCTCTTGATCCCATACTTCTTTCTTTGGTTTTTCCATTATTCGTACCACTCCAAAGCAAGGAAGGCAGCGTGTGCTGTGCCATTAACATTTGTTAGCCTGAACAAATAATTAGTCAGGGGTTTAAGTACATACTCTAATGTTCCAGCTCCACCGCCAGAGGCTTTTTTACCTGAGCCTCCAGCAATAATTTGTGCGTCAAGCTGAGTTCCAAGTGAAGTAATTGTTGGGTTTGTAATCATTGCAACTTGGCTACTAGTCGTATAATTTCTATTCCGATTTACAGGAGTAAATGCTGTTCCTCCTGTTGCAACTGTGTTCTCATAAAAATAGAACTCAGCATTTCCAAGACACAAAGCATCGACTGTCAAATGTGGAAACACACCAGAAGCGGAAGCCATAACAATATCAATACTTGCACCGTCAGCTAGTGGCGATGTATATGGATTAATTCTGTAAGCAAACCACGCTCTGCCATCATGGTTACGCTGATGGTTTACATCGACCATAACTAATGGCGCATCAGCTCCGGCAACAACATAGTCACCTGCATTGTTTTTTTGAACCAGCGATACTAGTCGTGACTTAGTATTTAGTGATTCGATGCCAACTGTAATGACAGCCATTAATCTTCCTCGTCTTCGTCTTCTTCTTCGTCCTCGTCTTCCATCTCAGTCATTGCAACTAATGCTGCAGTGATTGGACCGCCCGGCTCCCATGTATCGCACGTTCTACTTGCAGTACACGGTATATCCCATTCATCGCAATAACCAATAGAGTCATTAGTATCGACCCATGATGGATCAACTTCAGGTGGTGTGACTTGTTCATGCTTTTTCATGCAGTCATCAATGAATTTTGTTTTCCAATAATGACCACAGTTGCCGCATAACATTTCTCTAGCAGCATGTTCACTTACATTCCACTTTGTAGACTTTATAATCCAGAAAATAGTCTCAGGCGCACGAGGATTAGCAGGACCTAAGTTTGCTTTGACTATACAAATCCTATGATTTTTAATGCTCAAGTTTTTGTTTTGCAAAACCTCAGGGCAATTAGCATCTGATTTCTTTTGCAAGACTTCTTTAATAAGCATTTTTCTTTCTGACATAACTATCTTATGCTTTCTGCTTAGTTGCTTGACGGGCTTCTGATAAGGCAATGGCTACTGCTTGCTTTGGGTTCTTAACTTCAGGACCACCCTTGCCAGAATGCAGTGTGCCAGCTTTATATTCTTTCATTACCTTTTTAACTTTTTTCTGAAATTTATCCATTAGAGAGTCACTCCTTTAGAAAGCATAGGACGAGAAGTAGTACGTACACGCGCACGTACACGAGACAATTTACGTTCCCCAAGTTCTCGTTGAGTAACTTCAGTCTCTTGTTTTGTCTTAGCTATTTGTTTTTGGCCTGTTTCTAATTCAGACGCAATCTGTTCTTGCAATGTTTTTTGTTCGGCTTCAAGTCGAGCCAAGTCAGCTTTAGAAGCGGCTTCTTCTTCTGCTGCTTTTTTTTCTTCTTCGGCTGCTTTTTTTTCTTCTTCCCTAATTTTTGGTAACTCTACAGCTTTATAAAAAGCTTTAGCTATCAGTTTAGCAAATGGCATAATTACCCCATTGTAGTAGTAGATGCACCAAGAGTAGTGTCAGCACCTAACACGCCCATCTCAGGATTAATACGAACGTCCGACAATAAAGCACGACGACCTGACCGCACACGGGCACGAATCTTCGATGATTCTTCTTCGCCTAGCTTACGACGCTCTGCTTCTAATGCAGATGCGGAAGCTTTTGCTTCGGCTTCAAGTGATGCTTTCTGTTCTGAGTATTTAGCGGTTTCAGCGGCAAGACGTTCACGAGCAACCTTAGCTTGTTCTTGTTGAGCTGAAATTTGTTGTTGCATTTGAGCAGCGGCTTTACTAGACTCAGAGGCAGCAGCACTACGCGCCTTAGCGGCAGACTTGGATGCTTTCTCTGCTTGATAATAAGAACCGCCAATAATTGCGGCTGCGATCCAAAATGGCATAATGACCTCCAAACATGACAATGTTCGAGAAATTGTATCTGCTTTGCTGCAAACTACAATACAATGATATCACCTATATATCATTATTTAAGCAAATACGTCAAAGTCTGTAGATGCTGAGCCTTGTTGTATGAATTGCCCTGATAAACCTAGTGGGGTTTTGGTCATTCGTCTGTGTTCCCCGCCTCCTAGCAGCAAATATCCGAATGCGTCACCTACGTGTGAGTGTTCGTTCTTGTTGGGTGCGTCTCTGAAGCGCTCTTGGCCTGCGCCTACGGCTATACGCTTGAAGTGATAGCCGCCTGCCAGTGATTTACGCAGTAACTTGCACCGTTTATCAACCATTAATCCGGGTTTTCCTTGAATTAATCGTTGCATAGGTGAGGCTGCTGCTTCCCGTCGTACCTTAAAGTCGTTTGACGGGGTAGGTTGAGCGCGCAAACCCAGTGTTCTTAGATGGTCAAACGCAGTTACTTCGTATATTGCGTCTCGTTGCATACCTGCGGGGTCGCCCCAGACCATAATGTTAGCTTTTGGGAAACGCGCATTCAATTCTGTGAGTAGCTGCTGACCAAATCGCTCAAGGCCCATGTCAAATGTAACGATTTCATAGATTACATTCCATGTACCTGCTTGGGTTTTCTGTCCGATGACGGCTGCTGGTGTCAAACCGAAGTCAAGACCGACTTGTATGGGTAGATTAGGGTCATATTCTAGGTCTGCAGACATTAGGTTGTCGTCATATTCAGGCCAGACGGGTCTGCCTTCTTGGACATAGGTGTATTTACCTTCGGCGTAGCAGCGTATCCAGTCTAAGTTCTTACCTAAGAGCATTTGTTGGTAGTAGCCACCGGGCAGATTGCTTACGTTTTCTGCTCTGGGGTTAGGTTTCCACCATCGACCTGATGCGTATATGTGATCGTTAGCTTCTGGATTCTCCGGTAGCATATCGAGTTCGGCTTCCACGATACCACCCGGCTGCTTGAAGAAGTCCCATTTGTAGGCTCCTGACATTTTTTCTTTTTCTGCCATTCGGAACCACCAATGGTCGTCGTCCATAGGGTTAGTGTCCATGATAATGCCGTGCCAACTTGCACCACCGTCGCGCTTGGAAGGATAGCGTCCGACACGATGGGTAAGGCCATCGATAACTGCTTTAGGAAGTTCTCGTGCTTCATTTACCCAAGCTCCTGTCAATTCCAACGAGAGTAGCTTTCTCACATCCTTTGGATCGTCCAACGCAAGGAAGATGACTTCGCAGTCGATGCCAGCAGCACCGTCTCTCGCAGGTAGTCTGATGTGGTGAGTAATTGGTGGTGTATGAAGTAACGGCCCGAAGGTCGCTTCTGGGAACATATCTATCCATGTTTTAATCGTCGTCGTCTTTAACATTGGATAGCTGTTTCGCACGATGGCAAAACGGCTGTATTTAATTCCGTCGATAGGGCTAGGCTTTTGCTGGACGGCTTTC